CTGAGGATATTCTGGCTAAGTGCCGCAGTGCTGAGGAGCTTAGTTTTTATTATGAGATGTTAAGGAGGCAGGTATGAACGACTACATAAAAGGCAAGTACACATTCAAGGAAGTGTATGAGCTTCAGAAACTGCCGCTTGATACTAAAATCAAAATATCTGTAGAAGTTCTACGAAGAGCTTTCGAGATAAGCAAGCACAATATAGCTCTTGCATTCAGCGGCGGCAAGGATTCACAGGTGGTCGCAGACCTCGCAGAGAGATACCTTCCGGAGCATTTTTCGAAACTGTTGTGTATATTCGGCAATACCGGAATAGAGTTTCCTGAGAGCTTGAAGTTTGCCCGTGAATACGGGAAAGAGCATTTCGGAGAACGCTTCCATGAGACAGAGCTTTCTCAGCTTGAAGAAGATGAATTACGTTATGATTTTGCACGACAGATAGTCTCAGAACTGGAGGGAATAAACTCACTCAGCGAGATATTGAAGCCTGACGGAAAACTCAAAGGGCAGAAGGCTCTTATTGAAGCTGCTTTGAAACTCGGTTACGAGCTGAATCATCATAATTGCTTCTTTAAGGGGCAGAAAAAGACATTTGCATACTGTGTTGAGCAGTACGGAGCTCCTCTGCTTGGTAAAGCTACAAGCAAACTTGATGCTCACAGAATCAACATTGAATGCTTCTTGAAGTATTCTGCATCAGTCACAGACAAAGAAGAACTCAAAGAGTATTACGATATTCTCAGAGAATGCAAATTCTCTCAGCATTGTTGCAAGCTTCTGAAAAAAGAACCGTCAGAACGTAAGCAGGCAGAACTCGATGTAGATGTTATAGTAAAAGGACTTATGGCAGCAGAAAGCCGCTCACGACTTACAAGTATCGCTACCAGAGGTCACATCTTCGAGAGCCATAGACCGCATATTAACAACGATGAAAACGGATTTTATCATGTGAATCCGATAGCACTCTGGACAGATGATGACGTATGGGCTTATTTGAAGATGCATAACTGTGAATATTCTCCGCTCTACGATGTGACATATACAGCCGAGGACGGAACTGTACAGCACATCAAGCGAAACGGCTGCATAATGTGCGGTACTGATATACAGTTCAAGGATAATCACTTATCGATACTCAGGCAGACTCATCCAAAAGCATGGGATAGCTGCATGAATCACTTCGGATACGCTGAACAACTGTACAAGCTGTTCAGGCTGAAAAAGAACAGATATATCCTTGATAGCTTCACCGATGACGGAACGAAAGCACGAATGATAGAGAGATTCGGAAGTACTGACAGACTACTGAGAGATCGTCCGTGTGCTTATGATGACATGGGAAATCTTGTTGACCTGACCGGAACCGGTCTTGAAAATGAATATGATGCTGAGGTTATGATATCTCCGGACGGTCAGCTCAGTATGATATAAAAAACCCTCGCAAAAGCAAGGGCAAATAAAAAATATAAAAATATAAACCACCAAAATAATGCCACAGAAAGGAAGAAATGTCAATGGAAACATTAAAATGGGACGGAAAATCCGATTCCGAGGCGATACTGGAAGCACTTTTTCTGATAATTGATGAAGAAGATGAAGCTAAGGCACTTACAACGTCGTATGGCGATTTCGGAAAGTACTTGCAGAAGCTTTACAAAGGCTCAGGAGCAGGTAATGGGAATTTCACCGTTGAGAGTTTTAAAGGTAATCCAAGAGTTACGCTGAAGAAGAAGGGAATTTCTTATCAGCTCACTTGGAACAAGGCAGCAAAACTTATTCATCAGCATTTACACGATAGGAGGAAACAAGGAAATGTGTGAAAATGAAAGCAAAGAAACAGCTCTGACAGTTCAGTCAGAGCAGGTCACAGAAATAATGGCGAAGCCACAGGGAGGCTTCATCGAGAGTTTCCGAGAAAGCTATAAGCTGGCAAGTGTGTTCGCTAAGTCGTCACTGGTTCCACAGCAGTACCAAGGCAAGACTGAGGATTGTGCGATAGCAGTCGATATGGCAGAGCGTATGGGTGTGACGCCGCTTATGGTGATGCAAAATCTTTATGTCGTAAAGGGTAAGCCTTCATGGAGCGGACAGGCTTGCATGAGTTTTATCAAAGCTAAGTACGGCGATGCGATGCCAATATATACCGGCGAACGAGGAACAGATTCACGAGGATGTTATGTGCGAGCAAAGACATCTGAGGGAGAAATTATAGAGGGTACGGAAGTAACTATTGCTATGGCAAAGGCTGAGGGCTGGATGAATAACAGCAAGTGGAAGAATATGCCGGAACAGATGCTTGCATACAGAGCAGCTGCATTCTTCGCAAGAGTATACTGTCCGGAAATACTTATGGGGGTACAAGTAGAGGGTGAAGTTGAGGACAGCGAACGTACGCAGCCGAAGAAAGCACCTGATCCGTTTAACAATTCAAATATAGAGGAGTATAAAGTATGAGAACTACAAAAATTAAAATTAAAAACCTTTTCGGAATAACTGAAACAGAACTTGACGGACGTTCCGTTGAGATAACAGGGGCTAATGGAGTTGGAAAAACCTCCGTTATCGATGCTTTCCGGTATGCACTGACAAATCAGTCTGACCGCAGTATAATCGTTCATGAAGGCGAGAAAGAGGGTGAGATCATCATTGAGACCGACACTGGTTTGAGTATCGATCGTCGTAAGCGTACCGAGCAAGCAGACTATAAGTCTATTAAGGAGAACGGCAGAGAAGTGATGTCACCGGAGAGCTTCTTAAAGCAGCTTTTTTCACCACTTCAGCTTGATCCAGTAGCATTTACCATGATGACTACAAAAGAGAAAAACAGGGCGATTCTCGACCTTGTAGAGTTCGACTGGGATCTGAACTTTATAAATGAGAAATTCGGAGAGATTCCTTCATGGGTTAACTACGATCAGAATATTCTCCAGGTGCTCAGTGATATGCAGTCTGAGAACGGCGAATGGTTCAAGGAACGTCAGAATATCAATCGTGATATCAGGAATGAGACTGCTTTCATCGAGGATATTGCAAAAGATATTCCGGAACATTATCAGGCTGATAAGTGGGAAAACTACGATCTCGGAACAGCTTACAAGAAGCTCGAACAGATAAAGGAGCACAATAGTCGTATCGAGCGTGCAAAGCTTTTCCGCAGCAGTTACGATGCCAAGCTCAGGCAGTTGGAAGCCGACAAGATGATAGCGATAACAAGCGAGGAAAAGGCGGTAGCTGCCGAGCGTGAGGACCTCCTTTCTAACATCGAGAGAATGAAGGCTGAAATCAAAGCCGCAGAGGAAAAGATATACGGGCTTACAGGTAAACTGGAAGATAAGAAGGCTCTTGCAGAGAGTCGCTTCAACGAAGCTAAGACTAAGCTCGATGCTGATATGAGCGTGGCTGACGAGTATACGGACAAGCAGCCGCTCGACTGCTCTGAGCTTCAGAACGAGATAAATAACGCTGAGGCTATGAAACGTCACCTTAATGAGTATAAGCGGATGAAGGATATGCAGGAGAAGGTCGGCGAACTCCAGAAGACTTCTGAGGAGTTTACGAGAAAAATAGAGCTTGCAAGAACACTTCCGGGTATGATACTCGAAAATGCGAATATCCCGATAGAGGGACTCACAGTTAATGAAGGAATACCACTTATCAATGGGCTCCCAGTCTCGAATCTTTCTGAGGGCGAACAGCTCAGCCTCTGTGTGGATGTTGCCCTCTCGAAGCCAAATGGCTTGCAGGTGATCCTTATTGACGGCACAGAAAAACTGACCTCTGAGAACCGAGAAAAGCTGTATAACAAGTGTAAGGAAAAGGGCGTTCAGTTCATTGCGACAAGAACTACAGACGATACAGAAATGAAGGTGACCTATCTTGAATAAGCTCACATCAGAAAATTATTTTTCCGCAGAAAATGAGCTGCTCTATATGGGCAGCTCACAGTTCAAAAACTTTCATAAATGCGAGGCTTCCACACTTGCAGAGCTTCACGGTGAATATAAGCGTGAAGTAACTGATTCACTTCTTGTAGGTTCTTATGTAGATGCTCACTTCGAGGGAACGCTCGACATCTTTAGGGCACAGCACAAAGAAATATTCAAGAAAGACGGAGAGCTGAAAGCACAGTATGTACAGGCTGAAAAGATGATACGGAGGGCAGAACGCTCAGAGCTGTTCATGCAGTTCATGTCTGGCGAAAAGCAGGTCATTATGACAGGAGAGATCGCCGGAGTTCCATTTAAGATCAAGATAGATAGCTATGTTCCTGACAAGTGTATTGTTGACCTGAAAGCTATCAAAGATTTTCAACTTATCTGGAATCCGGAAAAGAAGCAGAAACAACACTTCATCAACTTTTGGGGATACGACATACAAGGTGCTATATATCGTGAAATCGTTCGTCAGAACACTGGAAAGATATTGCCGTTCTATATAGCTGCAATAACTAAAGAAACAGAACCTGATCTTGATGTGCTTTGGGTTCCAGATGATGACCTTGATAGCTCGCTTGAAATAGTCACCTCTCTCGCACCACGTTTTCAGCGTCTGAAAAAAGGTGATCTTCTTCCTCAAAAATGTGGTAGATGTAACTACTGTCGTTTCACTAAGGTGCTGACAGCTCCAAGAAATTATCATGAAGACTGCGAGGTGTTTGAAGTTGAGTAGCAAGGATGAAAAGAAAGATTTTCTTAAAAAAGTTACTATCCTTATAGACACACGGGAGCAAAAAAACGAACATATAACCAATATACTTTCTCAGCTGGGGGTTATGTTTGAGGTAAAGAAGCTTGATTATGGCGACTACAGCTTCCTTGCTGAAGGAAAAGACTTTTCTCATAGCTGTGTCATCGAACGTAAAGCTAAAATAGACGAGCTTTATGGTAATGTCACGACTGATAGAGAACGTATTGAAAAAGAACTTGATACTATCAGCAGAAACGCTGTACAATGTACGCTATTACTCGAAGGGTGTAAGGACTGGGATTATCTGAAAAACTTTGAAATATCTGCTGCCGGAGCTGATAAGCTGAGCAGAAAAGTCAAAAATATCGGTGATACAGTATATGCATCATTGCAGTCATGGAGATGTGGAAATCGTTACAGTTTTGATGTTGAGTTTGTTTCAAATGAAAATGACTCAGCTATAAAGATGCTTGAACTGTTTTTTTGGTTCTGGCACAACTACAAGAAACAGACCGCTCCTCGTAGGTGATCAAATGGGTAAACGTATCCCTATGGATTAGGCTATGGAAGCCGTAAGGATAAAACCGAATGACTCTATATATGCTAAGCCAAATAAGTATGGGTATAAGATAAATATCAATCATCCAAATATAAAGCCACTTTATGAACGTTTTAAACGTTCCAAAAATTTAAGGATACTAAGTGATAAAGAACGTTTTGAGTTTGAAGCTATTATTATTTCGGCAATCGAAAAAAGGAGGAATGACATATTAACAAAGTAATTTTAGTAGGCAGACTTACAGCTGATCCAGAACTCAGGCAGACGCAGAGCGGCATTTCATCATGCAGATTCACTGTTGCCGTCAACAGAAAATTTGCTGATAAGCAGAGCGGTGAACGGCAGGCGGATTTCATTACCTGTGTTGCCTGGAGACAAACTGCTGAGTTCGTTACAAGATACTTCAATAAAGGAAGTATGATCTGTGTTGAGGGAAACCTCAGAACAGGAAGCTATCAGGACAGAAATCACAGTGATGTAACACATTATACTACTGAAGTTTATGTAGATAATGTCGAGTTTACAGGCTCTAAGAGAGAGTCCGGCGGTAACGGTGCTCCTCAAAATAATTACAATAACAATTATTCAGCTCCGCCGCAGCAGCAAGCATCCAATGACAGTATGTCATACGGTAATCTCAGCGACTTTGAAGAGATACTCAGTGACGGAGATGTTCCGTTCTGAGCGAATAACACTATAAAAATGGAGGTAAAAAACAATGAATGAAGCAAAAAGTATCCTTGAAATGGCACAGGGTGCTATCATGGAGCAGGTTAATGTGGAGGTCAGTAGGATAGTTGACAATATCCTTGACCCGAATACTGATGCCAAGAAGAAAAGACAGCTTGTGCTGACAGTAGACTTTACTCCGAGCAGTGACAGGTCCGCAGTTGTAGTAAGTGCAACTGCAAAGAGTAAGCTCCTTCCGAATAATGCTATACAGACGACTCTTTATGTTGGAGCTGATGCATCCACAGGGGAGATACAGGCGGTTGAAATGGTGCCACAGATACCAGGACAGCAGGGCTTTGACGGTACAATTCAGCAGGAACCGAAAATAATGAAGATTGCAGGAGGTATAAAATAATGGACAGAACAGCTATTGAAAAGATTGAGGAACTTTGTGCTCCGCATATACATGAAGAATATGGATATGCATACAGTGATAAGCACCTTTATGTGCTCCCTGAACCTCATGTGAATACACTCACATTCCATACGCTTGATGGTCTTGTAAATTCTTTGCTTGAAGAATACACAGATTTTAATGGTCCTCTGCTTATCGATGTTAAAGACGAGGAGACAGTTGCTGTTTACAGTTCTATAAGTCATGCTGACAGACAGCGTGAAATACCTTATGAGGTCAGAGCGGAAATTGTTGAAATTCCGTTTAATCGCAAGCTTGATTACGAGACTATGATGATAACGCTGAAATCAAAGTTTGTAGAGACTCCTGAGCTTCTGGAGCTTGTAAAGCTCCTCGGAACTATCACCGAAGAAAACAGTGCGACTGCATCTGATGACGGATTCACGCAGACAGTAGTCGTTAGAAAAGGTATCATGCTGCATGAGAACAAGGCTGTCAATCCGATTCGCAAACTTAAGCCCTTCCGAACTTTTAACGAGGTCGAACAGCCTGAGAGCGAGTTCCTGCTTAGGCTTTCAGAGGGCGGCGGTGTAGCACTGTATGAGGCTGACGGCGGTGCATGGAAGCTTCAGGCTCGCAGAAATGTTGCAGAATACCTTAGAAATGCACTTGCTGAACTTATTAAAGCAGGCGAAGTAATTATAGTAGAATGATAACGTTTTCTGTGTGGGGGCGGCATTGTCCGCCCCTTTGCAGAATTAATCGAGGTGATAATGTGGCTAATCCGCAATTACAAAACGGATATACCAGGATAGCAAACGAGCTTCTCGAAGCGATATGCAAACTTAATATCTCAGGAAATGAAATGCGGATACTGCTCTACATTATCCGCAGGACTTATGGGTTCAACAGGACTTATGCAGAACTTTCAATTTCAGAGATTGCGGACGGTATTGGCACGTCGAAAGACAATATTTCACGCACACTGAAAAAGCTTAGAAAGATAAATGTTATTGACCACAGACCAAATAAAGGAGTAACTCCGCAAACTGTTGCAATTAACAAAAACTATGACGAATGGGCTGTTGATAATTGTGCGGTTTTGCCGTTGTCAAAAATGACAACGGTTGTCAGAAATGACAATAGTAGTGTAGTCAGAAATGACAATAGTAGTGTAGTCAAAAATGACAATAGTAGTGTAGTCAATTTTGACAACCCTACATATAAAGAAATAAAAGAAAGTGATAAAGAAAGGTGTAAAGAAAGAAAACCTCACGGAAGATATGAAAATGTTTTTCTGTCAGATGATGAAATTATTGAACTAAATAAAGACTATGGTGAAGATAATATCAAGAAATATATCCAGAAGGTCGACAGCTATGTTCAAAGCAAAGGAATAAAATACGCTGACTATGATGCTGTCATAAGGAAATGGCTCGAAGATGACGGGGTAAAAAAATCAGATATTGAGAAGTACAAGTTCGTTATCAACAAATTCTGAGGTGCTGCAAATGGAAAATTGTATTTACTATTGCCAAACCAAAGACAGCAACTGGTATATGTGTATTGATTGTGGCTATAAAGAGCGTTTCAGGTTTCTTGTCTGCCCTGTCTGTCAAAACAGAGCCGGAAACGCTGAGCTACAGCAAGCTGTGAGAAATTCGGCTGCGATATTGATAGCTGGGAGATTGAAAAAACAAGGAGGCAAGACATGAAAGCGAGAGTATACAAGACGGAATCTCAGATACGTCGTATAGTACAGGATGAGGCTAAGAGACAAACAACTCAGATCTATGACGTTGCTATCAGAGACGCTACATATCAGGCACACGCTGTAATGATGTGTGTGCTGCATAGAGAGTTCGGATTTGGAGGAGAACGGCTGAGGAAGCTGAAGAACAGTGTCGAAGCTGAGTACATGGCAATGAAGCTCGGTGTGCTCGGTAAGACTTACGATACTGACGATTGCGTAAAGTTTCTGAAAGAAAACTATAATATTGATTTCAGTGAGTCCATGTATGGGAAGTGCTGGGATAAGGAGAGATAAAAATGAAATCACTACTCAAACAAGCCGCTGAGACCATACAGCGTCTCGGCACTCAGACACAAGACTGCACAAGCTGTGCGAGACTGCCGCTGTGTAATGCTTACGAAAAAGAGGGACGATTCGAGAACTGCGACTACAGGTGGCGTGGAGCTGATGAGGTGGAGCAGTATGAGAAGTCGTGAACAAGTCTGCTCTCAGCAGATGCATTGCCTTTCCTGTCCTCTATCAATAAAGATCACTGGTAAAGACTGCCGAGAGCTTACAGCGGAGGAAATTCAAAATATCGTGAAGGGAGCGGAGGAAAATGAACATAAAAGGTAAATGGATGTCAGAACCAGAGGTACAGGCTTATGTGAGTGAGCTTGAAAACAAGATCAAAAAATATGATAAAGCAATATGCGGAGATATAGAACTTATAGATTATCTGCGAACAATGCCACAGAACAGGTGGATAAGTGTTGAAGATAAGCTTCCGATAGAGCAAGGTCCTGTGCTCTGCTATGCACGCAGCACAACCGGAGAAGGCAATTATCGTATCTTAGGAACTCTCAGAAATGGAGAATTCTGGTTTCTACAAGTCGACGGTACACAGCTCAGTTTTCCGTGCTTGCATCTCAAAGTAACTCACTGGATGCCACTGCCGGATCCGCCAAAGGACGGTGATGCAGAATGAAAACAGCAGTTGATTTTTTTAATTTTTCTGTCTGCCCTTGCTGGTTTTGCTCTGACACTCTGATTTGTGACGGCTATTGCAATCATATCATTTCCGTTGATATGCACTCTTTAGCCGCAAATATGATTCTGAGAGGTGACTACTAATGCTCGGAATAATAATAGCATACTTAACCGGAGCTGTGACAATGCTCGTAGCTCTGAGTGCGGTATCTGCATACGGAGAGGATGACGATGATGAAGACTAAATGGCATCTTGACCCTCTCGGAGCGAGATTCCGCATCCGGAACAGCATCACCGGTGCTTACATACACAGGCATATAATGCGTCCGCCGATGACGTTTGCAAGCCGGAGTGATGCAGTGCTGTTCATTATGCAGCACGACCTGAATCGGGAAATCTATTACACGGAGGCGGTAAAGTGACAACACAAGAACTTGATATAAGGCACTGGTTAAATCGAGCGTTTTACGCAGACAAAAAAGCTAAGGCACTTGATATGCTTGTCAGACAATGCAGAATGCGTGCTGAGGGGCTTTCGAGATGTTCAGAGGGTAATGATAAGGGTAAGAGCGACAGCAGTGAAAACGGCACAGAAAACGCTCTTATGAAGCTTGCTGAAATGGAGCAAAAAGTTCAGGAACTGAGAATTGAAGCAGTAAATGTCACAACGGAGATATGGTCTGCTATAACATCACTGCAAGATGATGATCTCGAAGCAATACTAATAAGCAGGTACATACTTTTTCAGACTATCGAACAGACAGCGGAATCTCTTGGATATGAAGCCAGTACAGTAAAACGTAAGACCGCAATTGCAATTAAAAAACTTGCACCAAAATGCCCTTGTATGCACCAATAACAAGTGCTAAAATAGTATCATAGAGAACAGGCGAAAAGAAAACTCTACCGACTGATTTCTCAACGTCTGTTCTCTGTGTCTCCTTTCTTTTGTTACATGGTTTGTCTGGATTTCTTTTGACCGGAGCAATAGTTCCGGTCTGTCTGGCAGAGTGGAGAAACGGTATCTCGCAAGGTTCATACCCTTGAGATAACAGGTTCGACTCCTGTCTCTGCAACCAATTACTTCATTTTTCCTTTCCATTCCATAATTGACATTGGATTGACCCCCACAGAGTACCGTTCCGAGCAGGAGCGGTATTTCTGTTATATCTTATATACTGAGGTGGTGACATGAATAATGGAAACTTAAAGAGAGGAAATCCTGATACACAGTTCCGAAGCGGTCGTGAAGCGGTCGAGAATGGTAGCAAAGGCGGCAAAGCGTCCGGAGTGTCACGAAATCTTACTGGAGCACTGAAACGCAAAATAAAAGACAACCCTGAATTGCTTGACAGTGCCGTTGATGCGGTTTTCAAGCAGATACTGAAAGGCAACATGAAAGCAATCGAAGTATTAGCAGACCTTAACGGCGAATCTGTAAGGCGTGAGGAACTTGCATTCAAGAAGAAAATGTACCGTGACGAGCGGAAAATAACAGTTGTCACGCAGAAATACAACGGCATCCCAGCCTCACTGATAGCACCGGCATTTTCGCAGGTGCTTTTTGATATAGCGGATCACGAGCATACGGAGTATGTTTTCCCCGGCGGTCGAGGCTCGACGAAATCGACTTTTGTCGGTATCAATCTTGTTGACCAGCTCATGAAGAATGAAGAGATGCACGCTCTGGCACTGAGGCAGTACTCAAACACACTCAAAGACAGCGTGTACAATCAGATACTCTGGAGCATTTCTGCACTTGGCTTAGATGATGAATTCGACTGTACGAAATCGCCCCTTGAAATAACAAGAAAGCAGACCGGTCAGAAGATATTCTTCCGAGGAGCTGACGACCCGAACAAGGTCAAGTCTATCAAGTCGGACTTTGGCTACATAGGTCTGCTGTGGTTTGAGGAGCTTGACCAGTTCCACGGAGCTGATGAGGTGCGAAAGATAGAGCAGTCCGCTATTCGTGGCGGTGATGTAGCGTATATCTTCAAGAGCTTCAACCCTCCGAAATCTGCAATGAACTGGGCGAACCAGTACATCAAGATACCGAAAGACACAAGGCTTGTCACTATGTCAGATTATCTGACAGTGCCGAAGAAGTGGCTCGGAAAACCGTTCCTTGAAGAAGCTGAGTTCCTGAAGGAGACTAACCCTGACGCATACGCAAACGAGTATCTTGGAGAAGCCAACGGCAGCGGCGGCAACATCTTCGAGAATGTTGCTATCCGTGAGATAACCGATGAGGAAATAGCATCGTTCGACAATATCATGAACGGTGTTGACTGGGGATACTACCCTGATAAGTTCGCATTTATGAGAGTTCACTACGCAGCTGCTCAGCATACGCTGTACATCTGGGACGAGTACACATCCAACAAAGAGAGCAACCGTCAGACGGCTGATAAGCTTCTTGAAAGGGGCATAACCGCAAACGACCTTATCACCTGCGACAGTGCAGAGCCTAAGTCTGTAGGTGACTACAGAGCTTTCGGACTTTGTGCACGTCCGGCTGAGAAAGGTCCCGACAGCCGAAGCTATTCATACAAATGGCTGCAAGGTCTGAGGGAAATAGTAATAGATAATAGACGCTGTCCTGTTGCTGCTGAGGAATTTCTCAGCAAAGAGTACGAACGTGACAAGGACGGCAATATCATTTCCGGCTATCCGGACGGCAACGATCACTGTATCGACGCTGTAAGATATGCCACAGAGAGAAAATGGAAGAAAAGAGGTCAGTGATGAGCTTATTACAGAAATTTCAGGAGTGGTTCGGAAGGCGAACTCCCATAAAAGACATACAGACAGCTCTGGACATTCGTCCGGCTATATCACAGGAGCTCATCGACTGCACAGAGCTCTGGTGGTCGTGCTATATAGGAGAGGCTCAGTGGTGCGGAGAACAGCCTGACGGAAGCATCGTCACCTCGCTGAGAATCGAGCAGTCAGTTGTCAGAGAGCTTGCGGATATAGTCACTAACGAAATGACAGTGAGCACAGATAACGAGCATCTCAATGAGCTGCTTTCACAGGCTCTGTCTGAGCTCCCCTCAGAGCTTCAGAAAGGACTTGCCACCGGAGCCATGGTAATTAAGCCGCTCGGAGCAGGCGGCGGAGTTCAGTTCGTACCTCAAAACGAATTCATTCCGGTGGAGTACGATTCGAGGCGAAGGCTCAGGAAAGTTGTATTTCCGGAGGTAAGAAAAATCGGTGAATACTGGTATACACGCCTTGAATATCACTCCATTGAAGACGGACTCCTGACCATATTGAACACTGCTTACCGTTCCGGACAGAGAGGTGTTCTCGGAGCTCAGATAAGCCTCACTGATGTGGATGCGTGGAAGAAGCTGCCGGAGAAAAAGGTATACAATACCGACAAGCCGGTCTTTGGCTATTACCGGAATCCTCTTCCGAATACTCTCGACAACTCCTCCGGAGGCATATCAGTTTTTGATGCAGCACTCAGCACCATAAGTCTTGCAGACCGGCAGTTCAGCCGCATTGACTACGAGTTTGATTCGGCACGCCGTCGTATCATGGTAGATGAGCAGGGTGTGAAGAGGGTGAACGGAAAGACTGTTCTCGGCGGTGATGTATTTACACCGGTCGACATCGAGAACCTGTTCGAGGACTTTACTCCGGAAGTTCGTCAGACTGATTTTATTGCCGGTCTTAATGAGTACAAACGTGAGATAGAGTTCCAGTGTGGACTAAGCTACGGCGACATAAGCGACCCTCAGAGCGTCGATAAGACTGCTACTGAGATCAAGTCAGCGAAGCAGAGAAAATATAACACGGTCACAGCTATACAGAAGAATCTCCGCACTTGCATCGAGGAGCTTCTGTATGCTATCGCTTTCTGGGAAGCACAGACTACATCAGGATATAAGTTTACCTGCGACTTCAAGGACAGCATCCTCACTGATGAGGAAACGGAGCGTAAGCAGGATATACAGGACATAGGACTTGGCATCATGCGTCCGGAAGAATACCGTGCTAAGTGGTACGGCGAGGACCTTGACACTGCTCTGAAAAACCTCCCTCCAAGTACTGAGGTGATGCAGTAATGTTTACCTCCGGCGAGCTTGAAAGAGTATCTATGGCTCTGGACGAGCCTATGAAAGAGCTTGAAATGCGTATCATGCAGGATGTAGTCCGGAGAATCAAGATAAACGGTGAAATAACAGCCGCTGCGGACTGGCAGATAAACCGCTTGCAGCAGCTTGGCATGAGCAAAGAAGAGGTCAATGCAGCCATACAGGAAGCTCTGAGCTACAGTGACGAGGATATGAACGAGCTGTACAGCAAGGTCATAGGTGCAGGCTATACAAGAGATAAGGCACTGTACAAAGCGACAGGAACACCGTTTATACCGTTCGAGGAAAACGGTGAGCTTCAGCAGCTTATATCCTCGGTATCTGATCAGACCAACCAGACGCTGCACAATATCACTCAGTCTCTTGGATTTGCTGAGCGTGGGACAAACGGCAAAATAAGCTTCACACCGCTTGCGGACTTCTATCAAAAGACGCTCGACAACGCTATGCTCGACATCAGCTCCGGAGCATTTGACTATAACACGGTGCTCAAACGCACGGTCAAGGCTATGACAGACAGCGGTCTGCGTACTGTAGACTACGCATCCGGTCACAGCAACCGTGTTGACGTGGCTGCGAGACGTGCTGTTATGACTGGTATGACTCAGCTGACGGCAAAGGTCAATGAGGATAACGCTGAGCAGCTCGGAACTGATATGTTCGAGGTCAGCTGGCACGGCGGAGCACGTCCGGAACATCAGGTCTGGCAAGGCAAATGGTACACAAAAGCACAGCTTGAAACGGTCTGCGGTCTCGGTACAGTGACAGGACTTTGTGGAGCTAATTGCTACCATGAGTATAACCCTGTTATTCCTGGCATCTCTGAGCCGACATATACCGCAGAGGAGCTCGAAGAACTCAATCGTCAGGAGAATGAGCCTGTCGAGTGGAAGGGTAAGCAGTACACGAAATATGAAGCTCTACAGCGTCAGCGGCGGCTTGAAACTACCATGCGAGCACAGCGTCAGGAAATGGCTCTGCTCAAAAAGGGCGAAGCTGACGAGGACGACCTCATTAACTGCCGTGCAAAGTACAGGGTTACTTCTGCTGAATACACTCGATTCTCTGAGGCTATGGACTTGCCGCAGCAGCGTGAGCGTGTCAGTGCAGACGGTCTCGGGAACATCATGCAGGGCAAATATACAAAGGGCAGCGGTAAGCCGTCGCCTGTTCAGGTTCCTGCGGTCGGTGCTAAGGTTACAAATAAGGTCACTGCTGAGGAGCGGAAGGAGCTGCTGTCACGAAATCCGGTCAATGTTAATAATCCGTCTATTGACAATTCTGGCGGAAGTGGTATAATAAAGTCAGATAATCTAAAAATGTCGGCGGACGTTGGTTTTTCATTAGGTGAAAAACATTATGAAGTCAAAGAAGATAAAAAGCAAGTCGAAGATTCTTACAAGTATGCTAAAGAGGTTCTGGGAGCAGGAAACGTCAAATTTGATAAGCTCAAAAATAATGAAGTTGTTCAACCGATGCTTGAACAGGTTAACAATCTAAAAGCTAAGCACAAAAAGAGTTTTTCGCAGATATTTGTAGACGATACTATGTCCGATGCTGATTTTGCTATGGTATCGCCCGATCTGAGTTTACATCTCAATGCTAAATATATGAACAGCTCAGAGGCAACAGCGGATTTTCTTTCAAGAATGAAAGAGAAAAAACTGTTACCTAAAGGTTTGGAGAATACTGAGTATCTTATTACCCACGAATATATGCACTTTATATCAAGAAGTGAAGTGGATAACCCACGAGCAAAAGTACATAAAGTTATACCAGATGAAGAAACAAGAGCACTTCAGCTCCTTCAAAGAATTCAAAACTTAGCAAAAATGAATACTCAGCTGATTCTATGGCTATGATTGAATTAGGCAGAAAAGAACGATATAAAGGTACGCATTGGGATAAATGGAAAAAGATTTATGATTATTTTTTAGGATAGGAGGATTTATATGTCGATAAAAATTAGTAAATGTGAAACCTGTAAAAAATGCGTGACATTAGATGAAGCCCCTTGGGTTGTGTGCTCTAAATATCCTAAATTTATTCCAGAAAAAGTATTTGGAAATACTATCGATACTAATATTCCAGTTGATTGTGACAACTATGAATATAATCCTGATTGGGATAGACATTAAACCGCCCATAACAAGGCGGTTTTTCTATACCCATTTGAAGGAGGTGAGGAGAATGAATTTTGGACAGGCGATTGACGCTATAAAAAGAGGTCACAAGGCAGCTCGTGAGGGCTGGAACGGTAAGAACCAGTACATTGAGCTCGCTTCAAATATCAGCTATATCAACGCTGACGGCTATACCGTGAACGCAGAACATGAAGCTATCGGCAACAAGGCTATCGCTTTTGTTGGCACTTCTGGCGTTCAGCTCGGTTGGCTTGCCTCGCAGGCGGATATGCTCGCTGAGGATTGGAAGATAGTTTAATAACGCTTACAAGCATTTGCGACCGACATGAATGTCGGCGGCAAGTGCTATTTTTATGTCCGGAACGACGAGAAACTATCAAGCAAAGCAGAAAGGTACTGCGAAAACAAACTGAAAGCGAGGAATTTATCTATGAAAAGAGAAGACGTAACAAAAGTCTTTGCCGATGCCACTGAGGAACAGATCAACACACTGTTGAATATCAACAGTGCAGATATTGGTCACGCAAAGCAGAAGATAGAGGCAGAGCGTGACAGCTACAAGTCCCAGCTCGACACCGCAAAGGAAACGCTCAAAGGCTTCGAGGGAGTTGACGTTGCACAGCTTCAGGGCGAGATCACCAAGCTCAATACTGACCTTGCAAACAAGGACGCTGAGTATCAGAAGAAGATAGCTGACATGGAGTTCAGCTCCGTGCTGGACAGTGCTATCAATGGCAGCAAGGCAAAGAACGTCAAGGCTGTAAAGGCTCTGCTCGACCTCGACAAGCTGAAAGCCTCTAAGAATCAGACCGAGGACATTAAAACCGCCCTCGAAGAACTCAGAAAGTCGGACAGTTATCTCTTCGGCTCGGACGAACCAGTTCTGAACCCGATCGGAGACACTTCCGGAAATAATAACAACAGCGGAGGAGCTTCCTCACTTGCGGCTGTAAGAGCTGCAATGGGACTGCCTCCCGAAAAGTAAGAAAGAAGGTATATCATGGCTAATATTATCGCACTTTTCAAGCAGTACGTTCCGCTTCTCGATGAAGTGTACAAGGCTGCTTCACTCACATCTGTACTCGACGGTGCTTCGGAGCTTGCAAAGCAGGGAGCAAACGTTAACGAGCTTATTATCCCTAAGATCAGCATGGACGGTCTCGCAAACTACAGCCGTAACGGCGGCTATGTCAGCGGTGATGTTACGCTCACAAACGAGACTGTGACCTGTAACTTCGACCGTGGCAGAATGTTCACAGTCGACAACCTCGACAACGCAGAGACTGCCGGTATCGCATTCGGAAGACTTGCAAGTGAATTCGTCAGAACTAAGGTTGTACCGGAGCTTGATGCGTTCCGTATTGCTCAGTATGCGAGCACAAGTGGTATCTCTACAACTTCCGCTGCTGACCTTTCTACAGGTGCCGCAGTAGTCGCAGCACTCAGAGCAGCTCTCAACGCTTTTGACGAGGACGAAGTACCGGCTGACCAGCGTTATCTCTACATCACACCGACACTCAAGGCACTTATTGACGACCTCGATACCACAAAGTCAAAGAAAGTGCTCGAAGGTCTTAATATCGTTCCTACACCGCAGAGCCGTATGTATACTGCGATCACTCAGAGGGACGGCACTACCGAGGGACAGACTGCCGGCGGCTACATAAAGAGAGAAGCAGTCTACACAAAAACTACCGATGAAGCACTTGTTGACGGAAAGACATACTACACTAAGTCCGGCAGCACTTATACGGCAGTAGCTTCTCCTAACGTTGCGAATATCGGCTCATACTACGAGCTGACAACTACTCCTGGTGTAAACATCAACTTCCTGCTCATCCACAAGCCGGCAGTTATTCAGTTCCAGAAGCACATCGCTCCAAAGGTCATCACACCGGAGCAGAATCAGGATGCTGATGCATGGAAGTTCGGCTATCGTAATGTAGGTATCGCTGATGCTTACGAGAACAAGGTAGCAGGCATCTATCTCCACAAGGCTACATCCTAAGGAGTGACGCAGCATGACAGCATACGCAGACTATAACTACTATACGACAACTTACTTAGCAGGGAAGTCTGCGGCTGTTACGGCTGCGGATTTCCCTTACTATGCTAAACAGGCATCTGCTGTGATAGACAGGTATACGCACGGTAATATCGATTCTGCTGACGTGCCGGATGCAGTCAGGGAATGCTGCTGCGAGCTCGCCGAAATAATCAGCAAGTCAGACAGCTCAAAAGCGTCGAAAAAAGACGGCATATCAAGCGAGAGCGTACAAGGTTGGTCACAGTCATATGAAAGCTCAGAGAGCCGCAAAAACGCTCTCAGGAGCTCACAGAAAGAGTGCATTTATAAGTGGTTAAGTAATACCGGACTGCTCTATTCAGGGGTGATATGATGCTCACAAACGCAGATTGTACAGTATACGAAAAAGATACGTTCATCCGTCATGCCATACCGGAAGTATACTGGAATGACAGCAGGGGACAGACAGTGAACAAGAACGGAATACAAGTCAGCGACAGCATCACAGTGTACGTATATGACACCGACTACGTACCGAAAGCCGGCGATATGATAGTCAAAGGACTGGTAGATTTCGAGTTTGATGCAAGCTCACAGAGCTATGTGAGAGAAAGCATGGCACAGTTCCGGCAGCTCTTTCCGGAGTTCGCATATATCAAAGCAGTAAATGATTGCAGATACGGCGGACTCCCTCACATCGAGGTGATAGCACGATGAGTGATATTAAGACACCTAAGAAAAAGAAACTTACAGCTGAGCAGAAAGCCTTGAAAGCGAATGTAGTTCTATCATGGAAAAATACTTTCGGCAAAGATATGACTGATCGCTTCACAACGGCTCAAAAGTTCATCGACAGTGAGTGTATCAGGCTTATGGGCAAATACACTCCTGCACGAAATCTTATCCTTGCTAAGGCTGCGACACTCGGTACAAAGATAGGCAGCGGACACATCGTTTATGCGGTACCATATGCAAGATACCAGTACTACGGCAAGGTAATGGTATCATCAGTCACAGGCTCAGCATACGCAAAACATGGCGAATCTAAAGTGCTTACAAGCAAAAACCTTAGCTATTCAAAGGCACGACACCCACTTGCACAAGCAATGTGGTTCGAGACGATGAAAGCAAAGCACGGCGGTGCGATACTTCGTGGAGCAGCCGCAATAGCCGGAGGTAAAACCAAATGAACATAATCGAAAAAGTGACCGACATATTGCAGAATTATCCGAAAATATCGGAGGTCTGCAACGAAGTGCACATTGACTTTTCTGATCCGGAGCCAACAAGCTACGGTCTCAGCTCAACAGGTGACGCATTGATAGCTGAGGACATACTCGGAAACCAGAAGCGGCAGCACAGTTTCATGCTGTATAGTACATTCAGCAGCATCAACGATTATGAGCGTATGCTGAACAGTACAGCACTGCTGGAACTTGGACTCTGGCTTGAAGAGCAGACAGACTGCGAGATAGAAAGCACCGTCGGGGACAACGTCTGCACCGGAATGCTCACAAAGCTCAGAGCTGAGAACGGTATGCTCTATGAGATACCGCAGGAGAATCAGTATGACGGCTGGCAGTATCAGCTGCAGATCATAGCGGAATATACAGTTGACCGCTTTTAAGGAGGTATAGAAATGCCTGAGGAAGATGAAGTTTTCAGTGAGAGTGAGAACGATAACGAAAATAATAACGAGGAGGAAATCACTATGGCAGGTGAAACAATAGGCAGACTTAAAAGAAGTGCACTCCTGCACTATATCAATGCTGCCTTTTCAACAGTACTTACAGGTGCATCATGGTCAGTTATCGGAAAGGATGTGGAAGACCTTTCTGTAGAGCTGAATCCAAGTACAGAAACTATCAAGAATATCCTTGACGAGACAAGCGTAGTCGATACCGGCTATGAGCCGTCAGCTGACGTTGACACATACTACGCTGACCCGTCAGACGGCGACTTTTATACTCAGATAAAGGACATCGCCATGAATCGCAAGACCGGTGAAGCGTGCAAGACGCTGATACTTGAAGTCCTTATCGATAAGACTTCGGGACCCTTTGACGCATGGGTAGAAGAGGTTGTAATAAAGCCTACAAGCTACGGCGGAGCTCAGGGCGGAGTAAGAATACCGTACTCGATCACGTTCTGCGGAAACCGTCAGCAGGGCACTGTAACTATAGCGGATAAGGTGCCGACATTCACACCAGCAAGCAATTAAACGAATAGTAGCCGGACTCCGTGTCCGGCTCATTTTGTAAAGGAGTATAAAAATGGGTAAGAAGATAGTATATGATACAGGTACAGCACAGGAGTATGACCTTGCATACGGTACTGTAAAGTTAGCGATCGCACCGGCTATGGTCGGAGAAATGGGAACAGCTATAAAAAAGCTTGAAGAAATCTCTAAGAAGCTGAAAAACATTAAGCCGGAGGACGCATCAAGCATAGAAACTGACATGAGGGAGAACCTCAACAAAGCATTCGGTACTGATATATGCACTCCTGCGTTTGGAAATATGAGTGTATTTACAGTTACAAAGTCCGGAAAGTTCCTGTTTGAAGAGTTTTTCGATGCCTTTATACCTGAGCTTGAAAAGGACTTAAAGGCGATGAAGATCAACCTGAACATGAGAGCAAAGGAGCTTCGTCCGGAGGTAAAGAAGTACATAGAACCGGCATCTAAACCTATCGCCGGACTTTCTCAGCCATACGGCAGCGGTATACCTGATGTCAGCGGACTTACTCCGGAGCAGAAAAAAGCTCTTGCTTTGCAGCTCCTGTCATGATAGGGCATCTTCCGGAGAGCCTGACAGTCTGCGGACGTGACATTCCTATCAATGCGGACTTCCGTAACGTGCTGACGATATTTGAAGCGTTTGCTGATCCGGAGCTGACAGAGTATGAGAAAGCTTTAGTTTGCATCAGCAGACTATATCTTCTTGCTCCTTCCAAGGCAAATATCGCAGAAGAAGCGATAAAGCAAGCCTTCTGGTTTTTGAACGGCGGCGATATGCCGAAGTCAAAGCCAGAGCAGGTACGCATGATAGACTGGAAGCACGATGAACAGATGATACTTCCGGCGGTCAGCAAGACAATGGGAGTAGTCGACATCCGCAGTCTGCCGTATCTGCACTGGTGGACATTCCTCGGAGCGTTCGGAGAGATAGGTGACGGACTGTTTTCTCAGGTAGTCCACATCCGGCACAAGATGAATCATGGAAAGAAGCTCGACAAGACCGAAAAAGAGTTCCTGAAGAACAACAAGGAACTCATCAAGCTCAGAACTCCGGAAGAGCTTGCAGCTATAGCGGAGACTGAGGCATTTCTGAAAACGCTTATATGATGAAAAGATACATTTGCCGCCGGTGCGGAAGAGTGCTGTTTATCGGGAAATTCACCGGTATTGTGAGCCTTGTCTGCCGGCGGTGTAAAACTAAGAATATTTTTATAGAGTAGCTTCACAGCGTACCCAGAGTGCCCGAAGCTCCATGAAAGGAGTGAGGGTAAATGGCTGTGGACGGCTATCTTAATTTTGACACAAAAGTCGATACTTCTGGATTTGAAAACGGTACAAAGAAAATAGAAGATGAAGCATCGAAAACGGCTGATAAGGTTTCGGATGAAAAAATAGTGCCGAGCATTGATGCATCGTCAGCTGAGGCAGAATTAGATTCGCTGAACAAGAGGATCATCGCACTACAGGAAGTAGCAAATGAACTTAGTGTTCCGGATATGTCGCTTTTCAACGACGACGGCAGCTATAAGAACGCAGACGCAGCGATGCAAGACTATAAGCGACTTGATAAACTCGACGCTGTTAATAGCAAACTCGCAGCACTTCAAAAGCAGAAAGAAGAGCTTGAAAATCCGGCGACTGTACCTGTGAAAGCAGATACGAAGCAAGCAGAAGACAGCATTGATAAACTCAAATCACAGCTTAAAAGGCTCGCTAAAACAGTAGGTGCAGTATTTGGAATAAAAAAGGCTATTTCCTTCGGTAAAGAATCTCTTGAAAATGCTGCGGAAGTAAACGCTGCAAACTCGCAGATGACTCAGACCTTCGGACAGCTTCAGGGAGCCGCCGAGGAAGCAATGAGACGTGTAGCGGATGCAAGCGGAATCGTTCAGACCAGACTGCAAGGTGTGGGAACATCGATATACGCATTTGCACGTACATCAGGTATGGAGACCTCACAGGCTCTGGCGATGATGCAGGACGCACTGCAAGTAGCTGCGGACTCAGCTGCATACTATGACCGCAGTCTTGAAGATACGAGCGAAACGCTCAAAAGCTTCCTCAAAGGCAACTATGCGAATGATGCTGCACTTGGTCTGTCAGCTACAGAAACGACCAGAAATGCAGCAGCTAACAAGCTGTACGGCAAGAGCTTCCAAGAGCTTTCTGAGGCTCAGAAGCAGCTCACGCTCCTGCAAATGGTCAAAGACGCAAACGACCTGTCCGGAGCTACAGGACAGGCGGCGAGAGAGTCTGAGGGGTGGGAAAACGTCCTCGGAAACCTGAAAGAGACATGGAAGCAGTTCACGGCGGTACTTGGTCAGCCGATTCTGAAAGTAACGACCGCAGCAGTCCAGCGTCTGACCTCTGCACTTGCGTCACTGACTGAAAAAGCTCAGTTCGCTTTGAGTGCTCTATCTTCGCTTACAGGCTGGGAGTTCGGAGCGGACACATCACAGGCAATGAGCGACAATATAGCTCAGAGTGTGGAGAATCAGAACGCTCTGACTGACGCCGTAGATGAAACAGCGAAAGCTCAGGAAAAGAGCCTCGCAGGGTTCGACAAGATAAATACCTTGTCCTCAAAGACTGCGGCATCGGCAGATACAGGTGCATCGAGTTCCGCAGCTCCGGCTATGGCAGTACCTATAAAGGCAGAGGCTTCCGACGCATCAAGAGCCGTTGAGGACTTTGTTGCTAAAGCAAAGCCACTGCTCGGCGAGATAAAGGACTATTTCGGAGACAATTTCGGCGGCACGTTCTCCTATATCTACAGCGGACTTGTAGATGAGACATACGAGCTTTACAACACCGTTTCAGGCATATTTGAGGACATAAAGTCACTCGGACCGCCTTTAGCTGAGTACTTCCAGACGGATTTTACCGACCTGTTACAGACCGCATTTTCGGTTGCAGGCGAGACACTTATCGGACTGTACGACACTTTCAATATGGTGTTCGCAGACATCTGGAACTTAGCAGTATTTCCTTGTCTATCGGCATTTATCAATGACGGACTTCCGATAATAACACAGTTCCAGACTGAGACTGTAAAGACGCTGGGTGTGCTGTTTGTCGAGGTCAAGAAGATCTTCGATATGCTCTGGAAGGACGCTGCAAGACCGGCACTCAGCCTTATAGCATCTATGTTTGCGGACTGCATGAAGTCATTGAAATCGTTCTGGGACAAGTGGGGACATCCTCTCTTTGAGAAGATACGTGAAGCACTTCGTGTCACCGGCGACTTAGTGATAAAACTTTGGGATAAGTTCCTGAAACCGGTATTTGATGCGGTAATGGACGCTGCAAGAGTACTCTGGCAGGAGCATCTCAGACCGCTGCTCGACAATATCCTTGACCTTGTAGGAACACTCATAGATGCAGCACTCGACATATACAATAAGTGTTTAGCCCCGATAGTCGGCTGGATAGTCGACTTCTTTGGACCGAAGATAGCGTATGCTATAGGAGTAATGGTCAAAGCAGTAGGCAACTATATAGGCGGCATGATAGACGTGCTGAATCATATAGTTGACGTACTGAAAGGCATTATTAACTTCATCGCCGGAGTATTCACAGGTGATTGGCGGAGAGCATGGAACGGCATCAAACAGATATTCAAGGGCGTATGGGATGCCCTTGTAGACATCGTAAAGCTGCCGATAAACCTTATCATAGACCTCATAAACGGCATGACCGGAGCTATAGAAGCTGCGGTAAATGGTATAATAGACAACCTTAACGAGCTTCACTGGGAAGTGCCTGACTGGGTTCCAGGCTTAGGCGGTATGGAGTTCGGCTTTGACATCGGTAACATCGACATACCAGAAATACCGCATCTTGCACAGGGTACGGTAGTACCTGCGAATTACGGCGAATTCCTCGCAGTCCTCGGTGATAATAAGCGTGAGGCTGAGATAGTTGCTCCGGAATCTAAGATAAAAGAGGCGGTAATAGAAGCTATGAACAGTACAGGTGGCTCAGGAGCACCGCAGAACATAACGCTGTACACATATCTGTACCCTAATAGTGCAGCATTCCACAGAGAAGTTATCAAGGTTTACAGTGACGATAAACGCAGGAAGGGAGGATAATAATGAGACTTGTTCCAATACAGACGGTAAACGGTCACGATATGAGCGGCAAGCTGCAACCGGCTAAGGACGGCTACAGCGTCACTAAGTCAGACCTGTATTCAGATTCTACCGGACGCTCTCTGACCGGTGTTATGCAGACGTATATCGTACGTAAGGATGTGTACTCGATAGAGGTCAAGTACATCGGCACTGCGGCTCAGATAGCCGAAATAGAAGCTATTTACGCAGGAGCTTCAAGGCAGTACTCAATGACCTTTCTCGATAACGGAGAGTACGTGACAAAGACCATGTATCCTTCCGACCGCAGTAAGACCACATCAGTGATAATAGACGGCATACCTCGCATGGAGCTGTCCCTGTCGCTGATAGAGATATGAGGTGATAGCAGTATGTATCCTGTATCACAGGCGTTTCTGAACGCTATAGACAATGCAAATATGCAGCACGTCCGAGCGACAATAGTTCAGGCTGACGGTACAGAATTGACTTTCGAGGATAATGACTTCACGGAATCTCCCGTAGTCAACAGGCAGTGTACAGAGGACGCTGACACATTTTCGTTCGGACAAATGTATGTCGGAACGGCAGAGATAGTTATTGACCTTGAGGGTATGAGCAGTACATCGACTAACCGTTTCAAGGGCGGTGAACTACAGCTCGAATTCGGCATAGACGTTGACGGCAGCAACGAGCCTGAATGGATACCGATTGGAGTGTACGACATTTCCGAGCCGATCGCAGAGCCCGGCAAACGCATCAGAATAAAAGCCGTAGACAGACTCAGCCGCTTGCAGTGCAATACTCAGCACTTAGGCGACGGTATGCTCCGACTCGAAGACGTGCTTGAATACGTCTCCACGCTCGCTAATGTCGAGTTTGCTCAGACAGCAGAGCAGATAGCCGCTATGATTGACCGTGAACTATACACGTTCTTCAAAATCGGCTGGGATAAGACCTGCTGGGAAGAAGTAATAAGGATAGCTCAGGTTATAGGCGGATTTGCCTTTGCTAATCGTGCCGGACAAATTGAGTTCAGGCAGTTCAAAAAGCCGTTCAGGGCGGCTATGTTTATACCTATGAGCAAGATGAGGGATGCGAAACTTACGGAGTATCTATATACGATATACTCTGTTACGCATACCGACGGTACATACAGCTATACCTGCGAGCAGAAAGACCGCTATTCACAGGTATATGCTCAGATAACTATTGAGAACAACAAGTATTTTAGCATATCAAATAATAACGAGAATAATTTTGCTGAAAAATGGAAGCCGCATCTCGAACGAATCATCGAGGTCTTTGAAAATCTCCGCTGGAGACCGGGTACGATAAGTTGGTATGGCAACCCAGCACTTGACTTAGGCGATGTGATAGAAATCGAAAATTCACCTGGAAGCTACAGAGAATTCTTCCTAATCACTGCCGATACGTGGCAGTTCAGAGCACCGCAAACGCTTATCTCAGCCGGAGCATCAGAGAGCGGCATGAGCAGTTCAAGCTCAGGATCCGGAACAGCTGCGGCATCAATGACCTACATCAACACTACGAAAAAGATAGGTCGAGTTGACTTTGCGACCTCAGAAATACAGCTGTACGAAGCTGAGAGAACAGTCGCATCCGGCAGCTACTCAGTCAGGGACCAGTCTTGCTGCTTTATTGTGGCACAGCTCACAGTGCTCGCAGACGAAGACTGCACGTCCGGTATAGTCGTATACCATGATGATATTGCTCAGGACTACAGAGCATTGCAGACACTCCGTGAGGGCGAGTATCAGACTATAAATGTCAGCATCCCGATAAATGCAAGCACCGGCACGCATACGGTCCGTGTCGCTGCATACGGCAAGGCTGTAGTTACGGCAGCATCAGCGTATATATGGGGTCAGGAGCTCCACAAAGAGTCGCCGCAGTATACGTCCGACAGCGACTATACATATACAGTCAGCAACGGCATAACGACCGTCACCGGCTACATCGGCAGCAGTCTCTATCCTGAGATACCGACTAAGCTCGGCGGCGGAGCTACAACAATAATTGACGATCACGCTTTCACAGACTCTGATATTACAGCAGTCTTTATTCCTGAGGGCGTGACAGAGATACGATAGGAGGTGCTAAAAATGACAGGAACAGGAACGCAGAATGACCCATATATACCAGTTGAGTGGGACGAATTCACGGCAGCTATCGGCACGTCAGGAGCTCATGTGAATATGCCGATAGTACCGGTAAAGACCACAGACAAGAGGATAAAACTCGGAAAGCTTTACTTCGACGCTCAGGGGAATAGAATCATAAACCCTGTAGCGTCCGGACTGCCGAACTACTATGAAAACAACTTCAAATTCGACATGAACGACATTGCTCCTCTTGGCGGACTGATAGAGTTTAATAACTGCACTGTCGAGGGTAACGGTACATCGATCATGAATCTGTATGTACCTGATGATACCAAGGGCATCGTAGTAACTAATGGCACGCTAAACTTGCAGAATATGCAGTTTATAGGCATCAACTCAGAAAATAACAACTCAAACAGGGGCGTTTTCAGATGCCAGGATAACAACAGAAACTACAGTCTCACAAACGTTCAGTTTCAAGGACATATCGCAGACGGTACTTTTTTTGACGGTTCTGGCGGAAGTACAAGAAAGCACATATCAAATACTTTCTCGCTGACTTTTGGCACTAATGCTAAGTTCTGCACGACATACCTTAACGCAAATGATAAGCTGTATAAAGACTGTTGGTTCGATTTTTATGGTACACCGTATCAGCTATTCACGAATAACTATGGCAACAGGTTTATTGGCTGTAAAATGACAGGAAAACTCACTGGAACATCTGGTACGAATTACACGTTTCCTTCAGATACGAGTTCTAATAATTGTGTCATAGACATGGATGTAACAAACTATAATGGGGTAAGTTTTGACTACTATAGAGGTAGTGGTCCATTTATTGTAAATACGGATAAAATCCCTGTTGGTACGGTTCATGACAACATTCTCGGTGTTACTACACTCCAGTTAGAGGACGCTTCTTATTTGAGAAGCATCGGTTTCCCAGTAGGTGATTAATATGTCAACGAGATTAATAGATATAACAGACATTGAGCAAGGAACGATTGATGATTATGGCAATCAAAATTCTTCAACCAGAGTGAGATCAGCGGGAAGATATGCAGTAAATCTTGGTCAACAAATAAAAATTAGTGTAGAAAGTAATAGTAACATAAAAACAAATGTTATGTTATACGCAGATTCTACGACTAATCGAGCTTTGTGGGATTCTGGATGGTATAACAATAACGAAAGTATAGATATTACTAGATATACCGATGATGCAAAATATATAAGAATGTGCCTCAAGAAAAGCAATAATTCCAGCATCTCTCCTGAGGACATTGTGAGTTGCAGAGTAGAAGTTAAGGAGGCTGACATAACGTACAGCTGGCATATAGATGATGATTACGGACTTATCAACGAAAACTTCTACGCTCCGTTCGGCAAGGACTTCCAGAAACCTTACCCTAAGAGCATATGGTATGTTGATGAAGAGAAAGGACTTGTAAATGGTTTGCTCGTAGAGCCGTATGAGTCCAAAGCCGGAGCATTCATGAACGCATCGACCTTGCAGACAGTCTACATCCCACGAACGTGCAAGAAGATAGGGGAGTGGGCATTCCGGAACACCGCCCTGAAAAAGGTCTGTATTGCAGCTGACTGCACCTACTACCCGACAAGCTTTCCGGACGGTTGTGAGATCGAGTTTTACGGCGGTGGCGGTGACTATGAGCAGCTGTATGACAGTGAGAATAATATGCTCCTCGACAGCACCGGAGCAATGATATTTGTAAGGAGTGATGATTAATGGCAGATTCTACATCAAAGTCCACGCATACTATCGCTGAGATAGATGCAGCAGTTGACGCAGTGCCGGACAAGGTCGACAAAGCAGAGGGCTACAGCCTCATGAGTGAAGCCGAGCATCAGACGCTTGCAGAGGTCTACGGTACTACAGCGGCATCTGTGCCGGACGGCATAAAAATACCGGAGAATACTGATTTGAATGACATAGTAAATCCCGGGGTTTACAAAAGCACATCATCTGCTACCACAGCAACTCTGAGTAATGCACCAACAAGCAGCAGTTTTAGACTGGAAGTAGTTGCTATCTTAGCATATGATCGTGCTTATCAGATATGCTATCCTAATCAGCAAACGGCAGTCGTCTATATTCGTTCACGAACCTCAGGCGGTTGGAATCAATGGCAGACCATATCTGATACTTCTGCTATGAATACATATATTGTTAATTCAGTAATACCAGCTAATAGTGATCTGAACAACTATGCCGGTGACGTGTTAGGTGCAGAAGACTATAGAGTGTTCTATACTGCTTCAAATGCCGATACACAAACGATTTCAAACATACCTGCCGACTTTAGCTCAGGAACTTTTACACTCGAAATAATGAGAACAGGTACAAATCAATATTTACAACGATTAACACACCAATTGTATAACGGCAGTGCTGCTGCTATATACATCCGAAGCAAGGTCCATAGCTCTACTGTAGAGCGGTGGAACCCATGGTTTAAAATCGCACTCACAGCAGTTGAAGCTCCGGCTCAGACTGCATCAATAATAACATCTGACGAGGTAATGTAAAATGGAAAGTATCGTAGTATCAGTAATATCAGCGATCGTGACTATTGTCACAGTTATAATCAACACCAAGGCAAGCAACAAGGAACTGACACATAAGCTCGAAACTCAGCAGGCGGTCTTTGAAACGAAGCTCGACAATCTGACATCAGAGGTCAGGGAGCATAACGGCTTTGCAAGGCGTATGCCGGTGGTCGAGGAGCAGATCAAGGTCATTAATCACAGAATCGAGGACTTGGAACATGAAAATCAAAGAGCGAATAGCTAAGCTGATAGACGTAAAGTCGCTCGTAACTATCATCCTTACGGCGGTATTTGGCTATCTGTCAGTTAGCGGAAATATAGCTCCGGAGCAGTTTCTGACTATTTATACGGTAGTAGTCGGATTCTACTTCGGAACTCAATATCAGAAAAACAAGGAGGAAGAAAAATGAAACTATCCGATCACTTTGACAGCTCAGAGTTCGCTTGTAAATGCTGTGGAAATTCTATCGTTATGAGCAAGCTCCTCATTGAGCGACTTGAAAAAATGCACAGCTACATGAACGCTAAGGCTATCTATATCAATTCCGGCTACAGGTGCAGTAATAACCCTTACGGCACTAAGACTGACGCTCACAGGCTCGGTCTGGCTGCTGACATACGAGTACAGAAGCAGGACGGTACATACTACACTTCACAAGACATAGCTGAGGTGGCTGAGCGTATCGGCTTCGGCGGTATCGGTCTGATGCTGCCGGACAGCTGCCACATAGATACCAGAGACAGCGAGCAGTACAGCAATAATCATTGGTTCGGCAATGAGTCTACCGGTGAGAACTTCATCAAGACCTTCCAGCGTGGGACGAAATTCCCCGGTGAGAAGTCGAAGGAAGTCAGCATATCAGAGCTTCAGCAGGCTCTCAACGCCCACGGCTACAACTGCGGAGCTGCCGACGGCATTGCGGGTCCCATGACCACCGCTGCCATGATTAAGGCTCTCAGTGAGCTCTGGCTGAGGTGATCGCTATGGATGATGAGTATTCCGGACTGATTGAAGAGCAGTAAACAAAAGGCCTCTGAGGTTTATTCCTTAGAGGCCTTTTCCTTTTTATAGCGATATCTCTTACCGTATATATCGTTCCAGTTTTCATTTTTATATTTTTTTCTACACTCTTCCGAGCAAGTAACCGCCCGTGAAACTCTCGGAAATTCTTTTCCGCATACTACGCATATAGCTTGTGGGGCTCTTCTGTGCTCATTTCTGGCCGGATTGATTTTGTTTTTATTTTTATTGTAATAGTCGAGAGATTTTTCTCTGTCTTTGGCTTTGTGCATGATCGGCTGACATTCTGGACAGTATTTTTGTAGCCCACTTTCCAGCGTGTACTCCTTGCTGCAGTTCTCACATAGGCATATCTGTCCGATATGCCTTGCAAACTCACCACGATTATAGTGCTTTTTCCGTTCTTTTTCTCGATCCCTGCGGCACTCAGGGCAGTACCAGGCTCGTGGACCACCCTTGAAGCTTGCTCCACAGGTGCGGCATATCCTGTCATATATTGCCATTATCATCCTCCTTTGGCAGCTCAGATATAAGTATAAATCCAAGCAAGATAGGCAAGTACTCTGGAGGCTTGCGGCCAGATGCACTCTCACTGTTACACCAATTTTGCATCGTCCGGTAAGGGATATTGGTTTTTAAAGCCAGAGATCGCACGCTTAGACCTCCAAGCTCTGCCATACGCCTGATGTCATTAGTAGCTGCGGCGACAATGATACCAACTGCTTTTACAAAAGCATCAGCATCAAGTTTGATGTTTGAGGGGTAACCTATTTCGGCGAGCAACCTATCTGCGTTGCATCCGAGGTTAATTGCCTCTTTGACAAGGCTATTGTAGTAATCATAAGTCATATATATCCTCCTTCTGCGGAGATTAGCCGCTCCGCTCGGTGCTTTTTCACTTTGCTATTACTGTTGCGTTCTCGATGATGATTTCTTCGACATCATTTCCTTCCTCTGCGTAATCACCAGATATAAGGATGAGTTCGCATTCGCTGTCGTACTGATACATCGAGATCCTTTCAAGAGCTTCGTCAACTGTGTTTGCTGTAACCTTTATGCAGCAAGTTCCACTGAGCTCTCCAGCATCGTAGCAACCCATGTCTGAGTTATAGATTTCGTCAATTTCTTCTTCGGTAAGTTCGTCAAAATTTTCGATGTTATCAGCATCCTGATACCACTGATGACTATTCTCGCAGCTATCACCGATAGCATAGTTGTTGCTATCGTAGCGGAGTCCAAAGAAATTGTTTTCTGATTCATTAATTGCTTTTTTTATCATTTCCACAGTCATCATAGTATCCTCCTTACCCTTGTCGGGCGGTCTTTGTCGTTTTCCTTGATTATATTATAGCACTCACTGAGTGCAATGTCAAGAGTTTTTATGTGAAAACACACTCAATGAGTGTATTTTGTATATATGCACAAAAAGTATACTTTGAAATTGTCATGTTTGCTTATAAAAAAACATCCCTCCGGCTTAGCGTCGGAGGGATGTTTTTGTGTCTAATATTATGACTAATTTTATTTTAAAAAGTAGTTTTTTGCTCATAAATCAGCATAAATATATCATAAAAAATTAAGAATTAAAAACAAGATTAATGCCGATATATCGGCAAGATTGAAAGCATCTTATGATATATCGGCATTTAGCTTAAATGTGCATTAACGGACAGTTTGTCCGTCAATAATTATGTAATATAGACATTATTTAGCAGTTGTGTCTAAAAGCGTGTCTAATATGTCATTGAAATACTTGTCAATTCTTTCGTCTACAGCCTTACGTTCATCAGAAAATGTATGCTGATAGACGGATTTCAATACACTTGTACTCGACCAGCCGCCACGTTCCATAGCGTATTTGTCCGGTACGCCAAGAAGAACCATAATAGAAGCATTTAAGTGCCTGAGATCATGAAAAGATATATGCTCTATTCCGTTGCTTTTCAGCAGCTTTGTAAAGTCGTTATATATCTTATGTCCATTATCAGATACAAGATACTCACGTTCATCCGGTACTTGATCCACAAGACTAAGAATGTACTTAGGAAGTCTTATTTGTCTTGTACTTCCTAATGTCTTTGTTGTGGCTTTTTCAACGTCTTCTCCGTCGATTCTGACTATAGTTCTTTGTACTGTGAGAACTCCGTCCTTTATGTCAGTCTTTTTGATTCCTCTGACTTCTGACATTCTCAGGCTGCACCACATTGCCAGAAGACAAGGAAGCTCAACGTTTGAACCGACTATAGCTTTCAGAACATCTTCTACATTAGGAAGCCGTTTTATCTGATTCTGTATCTTAGGTCTTGTGACGTTGAGACGCAAGTTTGGTAAGTAGACTTTAAGAGTACAGGAAATCAGACTGTATGCATTCTTTACAGTCCTTGGCTTTTTAGTGAGAGCAAGTCTGTTCACGAAATTCTGAATATCCTGTGAGGAAATTTCAGACAAGTATATATTGTCAAATTCGGTGAGCTGATTTTTTCTTATACGGCGATACTCTGAGATCGTCTTAGGTGACAGGACATTCTCTTTTAAGTCGATATATTCATCGATGCACTCTCCGACAGTTCTGCCATGCTCTTTTTTCTGCTTGCGTCCAAGCTGATATTCACGAGCCATGAGCTCAGCTTCAGCTTTGCCGGCTTTACCTTCGAGCTTAGAAGTGAAGCTAACTTGTTTTTTCAGTTCGTTGTCATAGACTCTTACTCTCCATGAGCCTGAGGGCAGTTGAATTGCTTTTGCCATAATAGCACCTCCTTGACATTTTCAAGGAGCTATGTTATACTTAACTTGCGACGGTTATGTGTATAACATAACTCTGATCCCCTGCGGTATTATCAGTACCGTGGGGGATTTTTTATTTAAGACTATTGAAAGCTGATATTACTGTATCATCCGGAGTATTATATATCATGATAAAATTGTTGTTGACTGATGCAGAAGATTTATACTCTCCAAAGCCTTCTATACTAAGCATTATAGAGCCTGATGCAGCTTCTTCTAACTTTGGATCACCGTCTTTGAAACGGTATATTTCAAACTTATTACCATTATACTTGAAGCTTGTTCCCTCTTCTGCTCCAATCATCTGAGCAGCCATTAGTGATTTATCGGTAATATCTATCTGACTTCCGATATAATCTACGTAATCTCCGGTACTTTGTGGCAGAGATACTTTAACCTGTGCTTCTGTAGCTGGTTCTGTCTTCAATTCAGTTTCCGGTTCAGTAACCGGCTCAGTTATTTTCTCAGTAGGCTTCTCCGTGGGAGCTTCTGTCACTTTCTCGGTAGTGGGTTCAATGGTCACCTGCACCGATGTAGGTTCTTCTTTCTCAGTCTTTTCCTCAGTTTCAGAAGCAGAAATATTTGAGGATTTTGCCTTAGAATCCGAATCAGAACCGGAAGAACCGCATCCGGTCAGTGAAGCGAGCATTGCAATTGCACAAACGATTGATAAATACTTTTTCATAATAATACCTCCTAATATTATTCCACCGCACTCATAAAGTAAACAGCTCTTCCGAGGATACGGATAGTATCAAGTTCGGGACCCTGATAGACGAGTGGCTTATACTTTGGATTTTCAGCTACGAGTTGTAGCATATTATCATCAGGATAATAGTATACACGTTTCAGCGTAGCTTCATCCTCGATAATGACGGCGGCAATGTCACCGTTCTCAACAATAGGCATTTCCTTTATAAAAACAATGTCACCATTGTATATACGTGCGTTAATCATGCTGTCACCTTTGGCGGTAAGGCAGAAGTCTGCATCTATATCCATATCAGCCATGATATAGTGTTCTCGGTCTTCATCGGCAAATATTGGCTTTCCGCAGGCTATCTCTCCAAGCATCGGGAAGCGTTTCAGCTTTATGGGCTTGATGTTGTCGTATTTCTGCATTAGCTCGGAAAGGTCGGAATCAGGGGATGTGGTATCGTTATCCTCGTTTATATCAAGAAATGAAGACGGTGATACTTTAAGAGCACTGGCATATTTCTCAATACGATCTCTACGCATATTCTTTATATTGCCGCTTTCATATCGGCTTATTGTTGCTTCTGATACGCCGACAAGCTTTGCAACTTCAAGCATTGTTAGACCTAATTCTATTCTTCGTTCTTTTAAGTTAAGCATTTTTACACCTCCTTTTGAGTATATTATATCACTGAATTTGCAAAAATGCAAGAGAAATTAAAAATAAAATAAAAAAACTTGCAAAAACGTATTGACAAAACGAAAACGATGTGATATTATAGACTTACGGAAACGTAAGGAGGTGACAAAGTGAACCCGATAGAATTCAAGATCGCTCAGATAAGAGCAGGAGTCAGCAAAGAAGATATAGCAAAATATCTTGGTGTGAATCCGGCAACAGTATATAGGAAATTCAACGGAGAATCCGACTTTACTTTATCTGAGCTGAGAAAGCTGAAAAAAGTGCTTCACCTTTCAAAAGAAGATGTTGACCGTATTTTTTTTAGCGAGCCACTTGCGGAAACGCAAGAATCGACATCAGAAAGCGAGGGAAAGTGAATGAATGATTTAGAAAAAATCCCTACTGAACAGCTTGTAGAGGAGCTGAAAAGCAGGGATAAAAAAGAAGTTATTAATGCAGTTACTGAATTATTGCTTCATCTGGCTAAATGCGGTAATACCTCAGCTACAAAAATAATTAAAACAATACTATCGGATGATTAATCTGAATAGTAGATTCGTTGAATACCACTAATTCTTTTTGATTCGATAATTGTAATCTTTTTACCATTCTTATCAACTAAGCAGTCTCCTACTATAATTTCTGAATCTGTACGTATAACATGAAGATAATTGGTATGCTTGACAGGTATACATTGAGCTTTGCCTATTTCCTCATTGTTACGAATTATAGTAAAGTTGAGCTCTGCACGAGAATTAAGCAGTTTTGTCAATGAATCACGCATTTTAGTTCACCCCCTCTCTCAAAACCATTATACCAGAGAGGCAAGCCAAATTCAAGAAAGGAAGTTTTAAATGAACGAAATCCAAATCTTCAAAAGCGACAGCTTCGGAGCTGTCAGAACAGTAGAGGTCGAAGGAACTCCATACTTTGTGGGCAAGGACGTGGCTGAGATACTCGGCTACTCAAACACAAGGGATGCACTTGCAAAGCACGTTGATGATGAGGACAAGAATACCGTCGCAATTCACGACGGTATTGGAAACCCAAATAAAACTGTTATCAACGAAAGCGGACTGTACAGCCTGATACTTTGCAGCAAGCTCCCCAAGGCAAAGCAGTTCAAGCACTGGGTAACATCGGAGATACTTCCGACTATCAGAAAGCACGGAGCATACATGACCGAGAACACACTTGAAAAGGCTCTCACATCTCCTGACTTTCTCATACAGCTTGCAACTCAGCTCAAAGAGGAGCAGGCTCAGAGGAAGGCACTTGAAGTACAGATAGAAGCCGATAAGCCGAAAACGATATTCGCCGATGCTGTTTCAGTCAGCAAGACTTCAATCCTCGTCGGTGAACTTGCAAAGCTCCTTAAACAGAATGGCATTGAGATAGGTCAGAACAGGCTTTTTGCATGGCTCAGAGAAAAAGGCTACCTCATAAGCCGTAAGGGGACTGACTACAATATGCCTACTCAGAAAAGCATGGAGCTGAAACTTTTCGAGATAAAAGAAAACTCTATCACTCACAGCGACGGTCACACGAGTATTACAAAAACTCCGAAAGTTACCGGAAAAGGTCAAATTTACTTCATCAATATTTTTCTGAAAGGTGCGTAAGCAACCCGTACAGCGAAAGGAGAGATACTATGAAAGCAACTGAAATACAAAAGGATCATCAGAGGCTTCTTAATAACCTCAGACTTATCCAGAGAAACTACAGAGTTTCCGAGTTATCTGAGTTGCTCGGTATATCGATAAACACTTGGACTAATCGCATGAAAGAGCCGTGGAGAAAGTTCAGCTATGATGATTTCAGAGCAATTTCATCATACTGCAAGGTTGAATTTTCTCAGCTCATGGAAGGAACATTACAGCTAAGATAAGGAGAACAGCAACTATGATAAACACATTAGCCGCAACGGTAGTGCTGACCTGCATAGCTGCGGAAGCATACTGCATACAGTGGGTGATTGACCGCTTTAAGCGTCGGCGTGAGGAACGTCGGGAGAATCAGAAAGCTAAGTGGGCAGCAAAGTACCGTAAGGAGATAAACGACCGGAGGACGGTCCGTGAGAACAGAAATAAGCTATGGGAGATGATAAAGTGACAGACCATGATAAGGCTGTAAGCATTGCAGATCACCTGCGGAAGATAAGGCTTGACGTTATCGTCACAGCTGAGGATATTCTGACTAAGTGCCGCAGTGCTGAGGAGCTTAGTTTTTATTATGAGATGTTAAGGAGGCAGGTATGAACGACTACATAAAAGGCAAGTACACATTCAAGGAAGTGTATGAGCTTCAGAAACTG